TCATGGGCACACCTCCATCACCGGGGCCGCATCGAGGCCGCCGAACAGCCCGCCAGCGGCGCTGGCCAGCGCGTCAGCACACGCCGGATTCAGCCAGACCACCTCAGTGCGCACGGCTGCGCCGCGCCCGGCTGCAATGCGTGCTTGGGTGCTGTGCGAGATCCAGCCCGGCAGATCGCCGGCGTACAGGTCCGAGGCATACCCCGACAGGACCACCATGCCGCGCAGCCCGCGCAGCAGCTCGGCGTGGTCCTCGTCGGTCATCTCATGCCTGTAGCCCCCCTGGCTGCGCAGCACGCGGGTGCTGTGCACATAGGGCGGGTCCACGAAGTGCAGCGTCTCCGGGCTGTCGTGCTGCTGGAGCACGTCGACGGCGGGCCGGTTCTCGATCAGCACCTGCTGGAACCGCTCGGCCACGTCGAGCAGCACGGGTGGGTAGGCCGCCCAGTCCATCTGGGCCGTGGAATAGCGGCGCATGGTGTCCGTGCGCAGCCCGGTGGACCCTTTCGTAGCCCCTGCGGACCCGAACCCCATCTGCGCCCGGATCGCCGTGCGGCGCGCACGCTCGATCTGGTCATCTGTCGGCTCCCAGGCCAGGTCGAACTCGTCACGGGCATATGGCGTAAGCGTGATCGCCTGCACCAGGCGGTCGCGCAGCTCGGGCTGCTGCAGGCAGCGGAAGAACGCCACCACGTTGCCGTCCAGGTCGTTGTAGACCTCGCCGTGGCTGCGTGGCTTCTGCAGCAGCACGCCGGCCGCGCCGCCGAATGCCTCGGTGTAGATCCGATGCGGCGGAAAGAACCGCATCACCCACGGCGCCAGCCGAAACTTGCCGCCGTGGTAGCGCAGGGCCGGCCGGGTCACCATGGCACAGCTCCCGGGTCGCCTGTCTCCTTCACCGGCACGGCCGCGTGCAGGCCGTACTGGCGCAGGGCCTCCAGCTTCATGGCCACCATGTTGGACATGCGCGTGCCCTTGATGACGCGCTCCACCGCCTGCGGGTGGCCGTCCTTCTCCAGCAGCACGCCGGCCGCCTGCAACTGCTTCTTGTAGATGCGGTCGCTCTTGACCGGCAGGCCGTCCCAGAACTCGCGCAGCGTGGCGGTGGTGCTCATGTGGCTCATGACGTGGGAGGTGCGCACGCACAGCACGGGCACGTCGTCGATGGAGTCGAACTCGTAGGGGTAGCGGAAGGTGTGCTGCGCGATCTCGCTCAGCAGCTTCTCGGTGATCCAGGCCCAGGGCTGGCGGTCGCTCACGCTCTCGCCGATGTGGGCGTTCATCTCGGCGGTCAGGTCGCCCAGGAAGTCGCCCGTGTCCTCGTGCAGGTCGGCAAACTCGCACAGTAAGTGCCAGGCGGCGGCCAGGGCGGCGTAGTTGTTCACCATGCGCTCGGCGCCGGCGTCGGCCGTGCTGGCCACGCAGCTCGCCGACAGGCGTTCCACCATGTCCTCGTGCAGCTTGCGCACCCGCGCCTTGTCCTTGCGGGTCAGGAACAGCAGCCACTGCTTCACCGGGAACACGGGCAAGTCCTGGGGCATTTCTGGGCCGCGGCGAACCTTGGTCAGCTCGCTGCGCACCACCTTGCCCTGCAGGCTCTGCACCGGCACGTCCTCGCCGGCCAGCAGCACGGGCGCGCACAGCAGGTAGTCGATCAGGTCGGCGCCGCGCCGGGTGTGCTCGTACTGGTAGCACTCCTGCAGGTTGTGCACCGCCTTGTTGATGATGTCCTGCTTGTTCGCGCTCATCTCGCCCCAGCCCACCGGGTGGCTGGTGTAGCTCACGCTGGTGAGCTGGCGGAACTCGGTCTGCAGGCTCTGGCGGCTGCTCATCACCATGGCAATGGCGCGCTCCAGGCGCTTCACCAGCGTGCTCTTGCCGGTGCCCTTCTCGGCCTGCATCACGAAATGCGGCCAGAACCCCAGGAAGGCCTTGAGGTGCGCCCCCAGGCCCCACACCAGCGGGATCATGGCCGCGTTGTCGCGGAACGTGCCCTGGAACTGGGCCAGCACCGCCCGTGCATCGTCCATGGTGCCGCTGGGAAACACCAGGTCGCTGTACGGGCACTGCTGGCGCGCGTCGGTAAAGAAGCAGTCCGGCCCCTCGTTCACCACCGGGCGCCCGTCACGCCAGGCCAGGCCCACGAAGTTGATGGCCTCCCGCGCGCCGATGTGCGACGCCCGCTCCCACACGTTGACCAGGCGGGCAAAGGCCGTGGGGGCGTAGATGGGGCCCAGCTTCTTCCACACGTCCTGGTTGTGCAGCTTCTCATCGTCCACCACGCGGCGCTGCAGCACCGGGCCGTGGCGCGCCACCTGCACCGAGAGCGCAAACACCGTGCGCGGCGCATTGTCCGGGTCGCCCGTCATGGTCGACGTGGGCGAGGCAATCTGCACCCGGCTCACCGCCGCCACCCGGAAGCCGCAAATGTCGGCATACGACACCTTCTCCTCGCCCGTCTCGCTGTCGCGCTCCACCGCCTTCACCGCCCGGGTGAAGTCCGGCGCCACGCGGTACTTGCTGTAGGCGTGGAAGTCGTGCGTAGGCAGCCAAATGCGTTGCTTGCCCGGGCGGTAGGTCTTGGTCGGCAGGCCCGGAATGGCGCACTCCTCCAGCACCTTCAGGGCCAGGCCCAGGCCGTCCGCCTTGCGCACCTGCAGCAGGTCGTTCAGGTCGTTCACCGGCTCGTCGTTGTGCTTCCAGCCCTCCTGGTCCACCAGCAGGCAGGCCACGTCCAGCCCCGTCAGGATCTCGTGCATGCGCCAGGCCGCCAGCGGGCCCGGGCAAAAGCCCTTGTTCTCGCCCTGCTCCTGCGGCTTGTGGTCGTTGTCAAAGGCCAGGATCACCTGCTTACCCCGCAGGAATGACCAGTCCCCGCCCTCGATCGTCTGCGTGCCCCGCACCGCCAGCGCGGCCACGCCCGGCACCTGGGCCGAATCCACGCTCAGCGCGTTGATGGCGCTCTCCACCACCACCACCGTGCGCGCCGCCATCAGCTTGCGCCAGTCCGCCGTCCACGGCGCGCCCACCTTGTCGCCCTGGCTGGTGGTCTTCTGGCCGCCGTTCAGGTCGGCGTCGATGAAACGCATGTCCACGCCCAGCACCCGGCCGTCGAGGCGCGAACGCACGATGAACGCCGCCGCCGGCCCGCCGTAGCCCTGCTCGCCCGGCGTGGCGCCCGGCTTGGTCCAGGTGTTCAGCCCCACCGTGCCGCGCTTGATGGCCGCCTCCACCACCGGCAGCGCCAGGTGCCGCTGGCCGTCCTCATGGCCGCACAGGTAGTTCAGCAGCTCCTCCTTCTGGTCGGTCTTGGCCGCGGCGATGCACCTCTCGGCAATCCACTCCGCCAGCGTGGGCTGCGGGCGCGGGCCCAGGGCAGCGGCGGACGGCGCCGGCGCCGGCACGCGGATGGACGGGTACAGCCCGGACAGCTCCTTCACCGCCTCCGGAAAGTCCAGCCCCCGCGCCCACATCACCATGTCCACCGGGCCGCCAGCCTCGCCCGTGCTCCAGTCCTTCCAGCGCTTGTTGCTCCCTGTCGGGGCCTTCTCGGGCACATACACCGACACGCTCGGCGCCTTGTCCTTGTGGTGGGGGCTGCGGAAGTTGCTGGTCTTGCCCCCCGGCCGCTCCAGGCCCAGCCTCTCGGCCAGGTCTTCGCAGCAGATTTCCGCGTTCAGCTTGGCTGCAAGGTCGGGCCGCTGGCCGCCCTGCGCTGATGTTGATCCGTTGTTGCTCATGTTTTTATAGCTGTAGACGCACAGCGGACGTGCGTTGGAATCAAAAATGTGTGTAAACCTATTGGGCGTCCTGGAACATCACCGCCAGCCCCAGCTGCACGGCCAGGCCGTGCTCGATGGACGCGCCGCGCGACGCCGCCCACCCGGGCAGCAGGCAGATGGCGTCGCACGTCACCAGCTGCGCGATGGCCAGGCGCATGTAGCCCGCCCACGAGCCGCACGCCGGCGCCGCGTTCTCGGCCGGGTTCTCCACGTGGAAGCCCAGCGCACGCAGGCGCGCCGCCTCGGCCTGGAAGGCGGGGTAGTTGAATTCGGGCAGGCCCGTCATGGGGCCGGCGATGTAGATGCGGGTGCTCATGCTTTGCCCACCATGAACACCCGGAACAACACGGCAGTCACGAAGACGCCCCAAGCGAACCCAAGGAACAGCAAACCAGCGGCCCACGCGGGCAACTCGGACTCCTGTGGCCGTGCCGACAGCGCCGCCACCACGGACAACACGCTGGAGGCACAAGCAAAAATCACGGCGGCAACTTGTTCCAACGTCATGACGTGCGCCCCTTGCTCCGAAGCCACAGAAAGTGCGGCGGATCGCCCGCCTCCTGGTATGCGGCCCACAGCGCCGCGCCGGCGGCGCAGCGCGCCTGGCCAGCCGGGTTGACGCCGGCCGCCCGGCACTGCGCGCACGCGCCGTGGTGCGCTTGGTACGCCTTGTCGGCGGCGTGCCAGGGGGTGGGTTCGCTCACCATGGGCGTTCCTCCACGCCGTCCACGCCAATGGCCACGGGCGGGTGCGTCCTGCCCCAGCAGGAAAACCGCACCAGCGCGCCGGCAGCAATGGCAGCGCGCTCCTCCGGGCTCGGCTCCCAGAACGACCACAGGGCAGGCCCGCCGCGCTCATACATCACGCGGGTGATCGCCAGCGGCTTGCAATCCTCGATCGCCACGCCAGGCGGTGCGCCCAGCACGTCGTTGTTGGTGGGGTGCTGGGTGGGTCTCATGCGGCACCGCCTTCCTGCAGGCGCCGGAACTCCAGCACCCACACCCAGGGGTTGGCGGCCCACGAACCGGATCCGTACAGCTGCTGCCAAAGCCACATGAAATGCTCGCCGGGCATGGCGTTGTAGCCATAGCCAGGAATCGAACCGTGGCCGCCGGGCGTACCCTCGGCGAGCGCGTCCTCTTCGCTGATGCTCTGCAGGCGCTGGATGCGCACGGACGTGATCTCCAGCGAAATGCGGCTGGCCCATCTGGGCATGTGGATACTCGGTCGGCGCTTGAAGCCCCAGGTCTTCAAATCCTCGGTCTCGGTAGGGCTCAGACCGTCGGCGTCGTAGTAGAAGCGCTCCCAGGTGTCCGCACCATCGCACATCATCTTCCGCGTGCGAGGTGGCCGTTCCCACCCCCTTTCTCGCACCCAAAGCCGGTCACCCGGTTGGCCGTAGGGGCACATGCCGTTCTCCGGCAACGCAACGAATTCCGGCGTGAATCCCTCCCGGTCGAGCCAGTCGAGAGCGGCCCCATTTACAAGGCGCCGGGTCATGGTCTTCAGGTCTGCCCGCAGCGCGCGGACCATGGCGCCGGCATACAGAATCGGGCGCTCCTTCATGCCGCACCGCCTTTCGCACCCACGTGCACGCACCCCAGATCCTGCGCCGTCGCCAGCCGCACCGTGGCGGCGGCGCAGCGGGCCCAGTCGTGGCCGCGCTGCTCCATGTCGGCGATGCCGGCGCGCCGGGCGCCGGCCGACGTGGCCGCGCCCACGAAGGATTCGCCCGTGCGGCGCCGGCCGCGCGCGCCGGCGGTGAAGGTCACCACCCACTTTTTGAGCTCCTTGTCGGCCCAGAAGGCGTTGGCCTCGGCCTGGGTTTGGCAAACGGGCGCGGCCATCACAGGCCCCCTTTCACCAGCTTGCGGCGCTTGTCCTGGCTGGCCTGGGCCTGCTCGCGGCCCTCGATCAGGAAGCCGCTGTGCGGGCGCGGGGCCAGGGAGGAGCGGAGCTGGCCGGTGGAGTCGAGCACCCGCACACGCGGGTTCCCGATGGTCATCGGCTTGCCGGCGCCCTTCTTCGCCGGGATGGCGCTAGGGCGGTTCACGCCACGGGGGCGGACGGACTGGAAGGCGTTGAGGACGGTTTCAGCCATGGGGGTTCTCCTGCAGCGCGGCGGCTGCGTTGTATTGCTCTATCAGGATGTCGATGGGGTTCGGGAACCCCAGCTTGTGCAGGCTGCGTGTGGCCTGCAGCTCTCGGATGCGGTGCGGCGGGCCGATCAGGGCCACCAGCACCCGGGAAAGTGCGTCGGCACTGACAGTGACGGTGGTCGGCTCAAGCATGGGCACCCCCTTCCCGCGCCACCGCCAGCGCGGCCACCATGGGCCGCACCCAGATGGGCGTGCTGCCCAGCACGAAGGTCTCGCCGTTCCTGGCCAGCAGGATGGTCTGGCCCATCACCGTGCCGATGGCCTTGGCCGACTTGCGCGGCACGGCGTTGCCGATGGCCTCGCGCCAGCGCTGGTCGTTCGTGCCGTCAAGCACGAAGCGTTCGCCCTGCTCGGCCGGGCCGCCGGCGGCGAAATACTCCTCGGGGTCGATAAAGCTCTGCAGCGCGGCCAGCTCCAGCGTGGTGAACGGGCGGTGCCAAGTGCCGTCGAGCGACTGGATGCGCGCCACCAGCTTGTCGTTGGCTGCGGGCATGGCGGGCGCCACGATCACGGGGGCAAAACCGGAAGCGGGGCGCGGGTCGGCCACGCTCCAGTTCCCGTTGTCGTGGCACGCCGAAGCGCTCACGGCCCCGGCCGGGTCGGTGTGGCGCACCACGCCGTAGTGCCCGCCGGTCAGGTAGTGGTCGCCCTTGCCGCGCTGCATGTTGGGACGCGGGTCCGCCACAGCAAAAGCGCCCTGGCCCGTGGTGCTGCCTGCAATCACGGTGCCGCAGGCCTCGTGGAAGGGCGTCACGCTGTACTTGGCGAACGGCAAGCCCTCCTGGCGCGGGTCGGCCACGGCCTGGCCGGAGCCGTGCGCGCTGGTCACCGCGCGCGCCGCGTTGTCCCACGCCACGATGCGGAACTCGTTCGAGTGCTTCGCCGGGCCGCCGTGGCGCGGGTCGGCCACGCTGTAGGCGCCCTGCAGCGGCCCGGTTTGGCCCGCCACCGTGCCCGTGGACTCGCCCCAGCGGCGCACGCCCAGGGCCTGGCCATCCTTCCACTTGGCGGACTGGATGAAGCGCGGGTCAGCCACGGAAAACGAGCCGTTGGCCGGGCGGGATGCCCCGGCCACCACGCCGGTGGGTTCATCCCAGCGGTTTACGCCCAGCACGCCGCCGTGCATGTCGGGAACGATCAGGTAGTCCCGCAGGTTCCCATCCTCCACGGCCAGGCGGTTCAGGCTGCGCCAGTCGCTGCCCGCCTCCACGAAGGCCAGGCGCACCCAGGTCTTCCACTGCAGGGCGGGCATGCGGTGCATGGGGCCGCCCAGCGGGTCGCCCGGCAAGGGCATGTGGCCCAGCACCTCGCCCACGCTGCGCAGGGCGCGCTTGGGCGGCTCGTACAGGAACGGCGGCACCTTGCGCACAAGGCGCGCCACCAGCAGGAAGCGGCGGCGGCTCTGGCCCAGGCCGTCGCCCAGCTCGCCGCAGTCGTGCGTGGTCTCGGCCGTGGCGTAGCCGTAGTGCTGCAGCATGCCGATGATCTGGTCCAGCAGGTGCCGCCCCCGTGTGGCGATGCGCGGCACGTTCTCGAACACGATCAGGCCCGGCAAGTCGTCTGCGAAGGCCTCCAGCATCATCCACACGCCGCGCAGCGTCAGCTCGTTCAGCGCCTGGTATTTCACCGTCGAGGCGTGGGCGGCCGGCAGCAAGCCCGAGAAGCCCTTGCACGGCGCCGACAGGAACACGATGTCGGGGCACAGCCACTGCGCCGCAGAGCGCACCGTGTCGGCAGAGGCCTCGCGCCAGCCCTCGGGCGGCATGTGGCCGTACCAGGCCAGGTACTGCTGCAGGCTGAACAGATCCACGCAGGCCTGCGGCACACCCGTGAGCATCTTGAAGTCGGTGCAGGCCCGCCGGTCCACGTCGATTCCGCCCAGCACCACCATGCGGCCCCGGATGGTGCCTATGGAGGGGTCCGCATCCTTGAAGCCCGCAGCGCCCGCGCCGGAGCCGCCGAAGAGGAAGAAGCTCGTGACGTCCTGGGGCTTCATGCGGCACCGCCTTTCGCAACCATGGCGGCGTCGATGGCAGCATCTGCGGCCCCGGCTTTCAGGACTCCGCCAGTGTTCTCGTCGGCCCTGGCGATGCAAATGACGCCCATGGAGCGCGCGAGAAAGCGGTACCGCGCCGCATTCAGCAGCTCGACGGCGAGCCTGCGCACGGCATGAGCACTGCACTCGGCCCCCATTGCGGCTGAATCGTTGCCGCGATTGCGCTCGTCGTTCGCCAGGGCCTCCAGCATGGACGCGCCTTGTTCCAGCAACCCGGCATCCTGTTCGCTGAGCGCAGGCGCCGCCAGTGGATCTAACTCTGACAAACCAACCTCAACTTGCGAGTGTCTGAGCCCACCGCCAAGAGGTACCCACGGGCTCCACTGGCCGGTCGGGTCCATGACGCGGACTTTGTAGGGCGGCAGGAGTGGTGCTCCATCCTCCTTGGCGGTCGCTATCACATCGATAGCTGCCAGCGCTTCACCGATAAGCGCCTGCACTGCATTTGGGTGGCAATGCTGGGCCGATACCAGCTTGGCTTGAACGTGTGCGAGGCTCGTCATGCAGCCTCCAGCCGCCTGTCTCTTGTCGGCCATCAGTGCGCCGCCTTTCCTGGGCGCGCAAGCAAGTCCTTCGCAGGCTTGAACGCGTCGCAGGCGCCCACCATGTCCTTTGCACGCTCCAGCAGATCCAGCAGCTCCTCGCGGGACAGCTCCTCGGAGAAGTGCGCCAGCACACCCGACAGGAGGCCGCGGCACAAGGGGACCATCTCCTGGCGGGGCATGCGTTCTCGGCAGCCATTCACCAGCGGCGCGAGCAGCACGGCCGCGCCGTCAACGCCGATGTCACTCGCGGAACCGTCGCAAGACAGCTGCACATTTCCAGTTACTTGAACTCCCATCGCTCACTCCTTGTTCAGTCCACCGCCCACGCGGCCATGCCACGCGGGTCGAACGATCCACATCCACACCCCGTACACGCTGCACAGGGTGAACACGAATTGCTGCAGGAACAGCGCCCACAGGGCGCGCTCCCACGCAAAGGCAAGCCAGCCGACATTGCTGGCCAGGTAGGCGACGAAGCCCCAGCCCGCAGCGCGCGAGCGCCCGGCCAGCAGCAAGGTGCCCAGCACGCCAAAGAAGGCGGCAGAAATTTCGATGTAGGGCAGGCCGTTCATTTCTTGCCCGCCCGCGCCTTAGCCATCACGCCGTTGCTCCACAGCGCGGCCTTCTCGGCCAGGCCGTGGCGGTCCAGGTCGAGCAGGCTGTCAAACACCTGCGCGGCCGCGCGTGCCACCAGCAGCTCCGGCGCGCTGAACCCCACGCGGCCCGTGCGGGCGAAGCGGGCGGCAACGGCCTCGTAGATGCCGAGCTGCTCGGTCACCGCCGCCATGGCCTCCAGGGTGAACGGCGTGCCGTCCATCTCCAGGTAGCGCATGAGCTGGTGGTAGGTCAGGCCCGTTTCCATCCAGTCCCACAGCACTTCTCGGTCGGCGGTGCCGGCGGTGAAGCGGGAGATCAGGTCCCAGTGGATGGTTCGGCACAAGTCGCGGGTGGGGGCCTGCAGCTTGGGGCGCCAGAACTTAGGCAGCGGTGCGGGCTGGCGGCGGTAGGTAACGGTCACCACGCTCATGCGGCACCGCCTTCCGGCACCAGCACCAGGTGCTCCAGCTGCCATTCCGACTTGTTGGCGCCCTGCACTGGGCGGCTTACCACCAGGCCAAGCGCCTCCATTTCGGCCAGGTGCGACCACTTCACCCCGGCCATGCGCGCCAGGCGGTCGGTGCCCAGCCACTCGCCGGGCTTGAGCTCGCCCAGCGCCTGCAGCACCGCCGCGCGCTGGCTGGTCACCCGCAGGCCCTGGCGCGCTTTCGCCAGAAGCCCCTCGGCGCGCCGGCAGCGCGCCTTCCAGTAATTCGCGTCAGCCATTGAGTAGCCCTCCCTTTGCACAGAACGCCAGCCATGCCTGGGCCTGCGCCAGCGCCGCCTGGGGCGTGGTGCAGACAGGCAGGGCCATGTCGAAGGTCACCACGCCGCCGGCGGCGTCCGCGCACCGCTGCGCCACGCCCATCAGCACCTGGGACTGCCCGTTTTTTTCTATGGTTTTGGCCGCTACGGCCCGCCGTAACTGCGGTTCGCGCTGCAGTTTCAATAGCGCGGCGCGCGCCAGCGCAGACACCGCCAGCCGGTAGCCCACGAAGCGCTGGTGCTCCACGCGCCCGTCCACCACCAGGTCGGCCAGCACGTCATCCAGCGCGGGCACGCAGGTGGTCAGGTGGGCCAGCGCGGGGCGGTCCACCCAGGTGCCGGCCTCGGCCAGCACCTGCAGCACCTGGGAACGGAGGTCGGCCGTCATGCCGGCACGGCCCCCATGCCGTCGAGGGCGCGCAGGCGCTGGCCTTTCGTCCACTCGGGGCTGCCAGGGGGGAACGACACCAGCAGCACGCACACGCACTGGCCGTTCAGGAACAGGCGGGTTTCCTGCTGCAGCACGTCACCCACCCAGCGAAGGGGGCCGGGCTCGATCCGCTCGGCCGCCAGGGTGATAAAGGCTTGCCGGCTCATGCGTCGCCCTCCCCTGCGGCCTGGCGCTGCTGCGCCTTGATGCGCTGGTCCGCCAGGGCGATCAGCATTTCGATCTGCGCCGCATCGGCCGCCCGGGCCAGCAGCGCGGCGAACCGGGCGGCCAAGCGGTACACGGCGTCGAGCGTCAGCCAAGCGGCGCGGCATGCGATGTATTTCATGCGGCACCGCCTTCCGACGCTTCGGCGGCGAAGGCCACAAGCAGATGGGCAGGGTGATTCGTCGAACGCTCCAGCAACTCCCAGACAACGCGGTCCGGCTCGTCGATGACGAAACACGTATTCGCGTTGTGGTTCTCTTGCAAAAGCTTCGCTACAGCGGCATAGCGAAGGCCCGTCAGCTCACGAACAGCGCGCCCGTCCTGCACCGCCAAGACACGGGCGGCATAGTTGAGGACGGTGGTCTTCCCTGCGCCACATGAGCCATGGATACGAACGATCTTCATGCGGCACCGCCTTTCAGGATGGCGGCGATGGTGCGGGCCTGGCCGTAGAGCTGCTCCATCCAGGCCATGGCCAGCTCGTTGCTGGCGGCCCGCACGTCGCGGCGGTGCATGGCCCCGGCGGGGCTGATGTGGGTGACCGTGAACACCATCACGCGCCCCCTTCCTTGCGGGCCAGCGCGTCGGCCACCTCGGCGGCGGCCAGCATCTTCACGCACAGCGCCCGCACTGCCTTGCTGTCCATGCGCGCGGCCAGGGTGAACGGGCCCATGCTGATTTCTTGCACCACATGCACCTTCCCCCCGGCGATGGAGGGGTGCTGCTGGGTGTGCACGGACAGCGTGCCGGGGGATTCGCGCTTGCTGCGGGGAAGCAGCTCAGCGGTGCCGTGGATTTGCCAGTGGGAGGGGGCGTTCATGCCGGGGCTCCTTGCAGCGCCAGGCGCCGCGCCACGGCCTTGGGCAGGCGCCCGCCGTCCACCAGGTGAATCTCGCGCTCGTATTCCTCGCGGCTGAGCTGCATGTACACGCCCGTGCTCTTGAGGCTGGCGTGGCCCAGGGCGATCTGGGCCACCTTGAGGGGGTTGTCGCCCCGGCTGCGGCGCATGATGTTCATGCCGCGGGTGTGGCGGAACCAGTGGGGGCTGATGCGCGGATCCAGCCCGGCATGGACGGCCCACTGCTTCACGCGGATCTCATAGGCCCGCACGCCCAGCGGCCCGGCAATGCCGGCTGCGTCGCGCCCGCCCCATACCAGGGGCTGGCCCTGCTCCGGCGCCTGGCAGCCGGCGCCGAATTGGTCGCTCAGCTTCACCAGGGCGGCCAGGTGGCAGCGCAGGCGCGCCGTCATCACGAACTCATGGCCGCGCCGGCCGCCCTTGCAGAACGATTTCGGGGTGACCAGCCAGCCCGTTTGCAGCGCCTGCTGAACCATCGGCACGGTAAGGCGCGAGAACTCCTGGATGCGCATGCCCGTGAGGATCAGCACGGCCATCCAGTGGTGGTCGCGCTGGGCCAGCGAGCAGTTGACTGCCAAGGCCCCACTGAGCAGCCGAGACTGCTCTAACTCGGTCAAATATCGCTTTTGCATTCGTGAACTCCATGAGGTTTTTTTCTGTTGCGGCGTGCTCTGAATCCCACGCGGTACTGGCGCACACCAAGCCAGCCCACACCAGGGCCAGCACCACGCCCTGCGGCGAAGTCCCGGCCTTGTTCAAAAAATCGCTTCCCCAGCTCATCGCCGGCCCCGTCCGTGCTGCACCGCGTGGCGTGCGCTGTGAACCACGCTCAGCTCCAGCAGGCGCCGGGTGATGGGGTCAGCCACGGCCGCCTCGTAGGTCTTGCAGTGGTGCCAGCGCGACCACTGCGCCTCGAACAGGGCGCGCATGTCTTCCTCGCGCGCTGGCGGCGGCATGTCCAAGGGGAGCCGGGGTTGGTGCGGGTTGCTGCGGCTTGGCATCGCGTCTCCTTTGCAGGGCATCGATCAGCTCCACGCCGAACAGGAGCGCAAGCGCCTGGTTGGCGGCGGGCCCCTGCCCTTCGGGCGCCCGGTGGGTAATGCGGCGGTCGGGCCTAGTCATCGACAAGGCCCTCCAGGCGGTGCATGAAGTCCAGCACCGCGTTGATGACGTCGAACCCCTCGGCGCGCACGGCCATGTAGTCCTCGCGGGAGAACCGGGCGTCGGCGTAGCCGTTGCGCAGGGCCTGGGCCATCTGGCCCTTCTCGCTGCTCACGCGCAGCAGCAGCTCCAGCACCGCCGCGTCGCTTACGGGGCCTGGGCGCAGGTCGATGGTTGCGCGGTTGAACAGGCGGTTCAGGCTCTCCAGCACCCGCATGTCGCCGGTCTGCCGGGTGATGGCGATCAGGTCGCGCAGCGTGGGCTGGTGGTGGCTCTCCACGTCGGCGTCGGCCTTGTTGCACAGCACGCCCTGGCGCATGCCGAGTTCCTCGGCCAGGTCCTTGGCGCCGTAGCTGTGCACCACCTCGTAGAGCGCGCGGAAGGGGCTCACGGGCACTTCGTGTTTCGGGGCTTTTGGTGGGGTTGGCATGGCGGCCTCACTTGGAACGAGCGAGGCCAGCGCGGACGATCACGCCATGCTCATCAACCGTTTCACCAGCCGTCGAGGCCTCAAGCCGCGCAAGGAGTTCAGCCGTGCGCGTGCGGTAGCCGGCCTTTGCGCAGGCGTCGATGTGGTTCAGCAGCCCCACGGGGCAACGGAGCAGGATCGGGCGCCACAGGTCGCCCTGCCCAGGGCGGCTGGAAACGGTTGGAAACACATCGGTTGCGCGGTGTGTATTCACATTGTTCGTCATGCTGCACCCCGTCCCAGCGTCTGCTGCAGGCGGATACGCACCTCGCTGCTGCGGGTGCGGCAGTTAGCCTCGGCAGCTTTGTCCAGAGCCAAAACCATCTTCTTTGGAAGCCGCACCACCACCGGGGAAACGGCTGCGGCTGTCTTCTTCCTTGCACTGCTCATATCGAACCTCGTGTATTCACATTGATTGCATGTGAATGCTATGTGAATACACAAATGGTCGTCAACAGTTTTTTTTCAGTGGGAGAATTCGGACAATGGAAAATGCGAAGTTCAAGGCGCGCGAAGTGACCCCCACGGTGCTGCGCCTCCACCCCGACACCCGCGCGGAGTTGGTACGGCTCGCGTTCATCAACGGGCGAAGCCTGAGCAAGGAAATTGCGATACGGCTGGAAGAAAGCCTCAAGGCACAGAAGACCGGCGAGGGCTCGCCGCCTTACAAGCTGAACGGCACAGAACGCGATTCGCCGCCCGTCGCGCTCACAGACACCGACCAAGCCATGCTCGACATATTCAGGAAGCTCCCACCGGAGAAGCGCCTGGCCCTGCTGAGCCTGTTCCGGTAACCCATTTGTTGTGCAAGATGGCGTTGTTGCGAACACGCCCGAACGAACCATGAGCCCCTCGAACCTTCGCCACCTCATGCCTTGCGCCGCCATCGTCACGCTGGCCGCCTGCGCCGCAACGCCCACGGGGCAGGTCATCGAGGAGGCGGGCGCGCAGCCCACCCGAGATCAGGCAGAGGGCGCCATCCGCACGCACCTGCGCCGCACCCTGCGCGACCCCGACAGCCTGCGCGACTTCGCCTGGCTGTCCGGGCCCGACCTGGTGACGGGCACCACCGCCGGCGGCAACTTCGAGCGCGCCTGGCTGGTGTGCGTGGAATACAACGCGAAGAACGCCTACGGCGGCTATACCGGCATCACCACAGAGAGCTACCCGCTGCGGTTCTCCAGCCGTGGCGGACTGGAGATCGTTTCGCGCATCAACTGGGCGGGCGCGGACCGGAGCTGTTAACCCGCCTCGCGCGGGCTTTCTCGTTCCTGGCCCCCTGCTACATTCCGCCCATGCGCAGCACCTTTAAAACCATCCTGATCGGCCTGGTCATCAGCACATTCTTCCTGGTGCTGGTCTTTATGCTGGCCTTCATGGGCTACACCCCTGGAATGAAGCTGCTGCTGAACCTGATCATGCCGCCCTTCAACATCGCAGCGGTGCTGGCGGACCCCGGGCCTCCCGATGACCTAGAGCACGGCCGCCAGCTGGTCGATGTCACGCTCGTGGTGGCCTGGCTGCAAATCGGTGCGCTCGCTGCGCTGCTGGTGGCGGGCATGCGCGCGGCATTGGTCAGAATCCGTCGATAGCAAAGCTCCCCTGCGTGGCCACATGGCCAGGATCTGGCCCTGCGTCAAACACATCCACGGGCGGCAGGCGTAGCAGGGCCTGGGCGTGCTCGATGGTGCCGGCCAGCCAGGCGTCGACGTCGCCCAGCTCTATCGGGATCACGCTGCGCTTGTCCTGCAGTTCGAGGGGCAGCGGCTGCTTCGTCACCTTGTCGATCTCGGGCCTATGCATGCGGCTCATCAGGGGGTGTGCGTTCGCGTGCATGGTCAGCATGCTGTAGCTCTCATGCACCTCGCCCGTGCTGTTGTCCGTCCACGTGTTCCAGATCCCGGCCAGGCCCCAGGGCTCGCCATCGGCGCGGCGGAAGACCCACGGCACATGCACGTTAGATTCCCAGTTCGGTTCAGTGAAGTCCAGCGCAGGGATGATGCAGCGCTGGCCACGGCGCCACGCATCCTTGAAGCTGCGTTTGTCGGCCAGCTCTTCTGACCGAGCGTTGTTCATCGGGTGCTTCTGCTTCGCCTCCTCGGCGAACCATGGGATGAAGCCCCAATGACCCGCCACCAGCTCGCGGCTGTAGCCAGCATCGTCACGCATACGGCGGATGAACGGGCCGCGACCGCGTGGGAAGAGCGCCTGGTCCCACCACCGCAGCGGGTTCTGGCGCCCCACGCGCCAGGCGCGCTCGATGTCGGCTTCGGTGGGTGAGGTGTACCGATTGCACATCGCCCCACTGTACACCCAGGAGGCCAAGTACTGTATATTCGTACAGCCCATGTCGCCCGCCAGCATTTCATCACCCGTCAAAGCGACCATCCGCACGCTGTACGCGCACGGCGGGCGGCGCGCATGCACCGGCACTCTGCATGAGTTCACGGGCGAGCTGACGGTGGTGCGCCTGGAGGGGAGGTTTGGCACCACCCCGGCACTGCACCTGTCGTGCTTTCAGCCCCAGCGGCTTTTTGAGCCACGCATTGTTGACATGGTGAGCGGCGAGCTGGAGGTGCAGGGCCTTGAGCGCACCGCCGATGGGAGCTGGGTGGCGCAGGCGTGGCGCCTGCGGCTGGGGGACTGAGGACCAGGTCAGTCGATCCGCGGTACCGGCCCATCATCCTGCACCGGATAGCAGCCGCACCCCACACATTCGGCTAACGCCCTGGCCAGCTCGCGCTGGTCTCGCCGCAGGCGCTCTTCATGTTGTTTGGCACGGCGCCGGCCGCGCTGGGGGGCGCCTGTGGCCTGGTCAGGGTGGCGCGCCGGCATCACCCTGCCCTCGCGCAGGCCACGCCTCCAGCATCAGTCGCGCATCAGCGGCGTGGCCATCAGCTTGGCGCGCGAGTTCTGCACCGCGCTCCGCCATTCGTCCACCTCGATCTGCCAGCTCTTGGAATGCGGCTGTGCAGGTTGTGGCGTACTCAGCGATGGCGGGCTGGGCAGCGGTGGAGATTCGGTCGGGGAGTCCGGCAAAGTCGCGGCGCAGCCCTGCAGTAGTGCCGCGCAGGTCAAGCAGCAGGCGGCCCAGGTCCTGCTGCGCAGCTGCGTTGCGCTGCTGGGTTCCTTGGAAGTTGGTGAGAGCATCGTTCAGTCCTTTCTGGAATGCGGCCATGTCCTGCACGGCATCGCGCGCGCCGTTCAGCTCAGCGCTGGTTTGCTGGTGCTTGATCTGCTCGATCTCCAGTCCGTAGCGCCAGCTTTGCACCTGCCATGCGCCACCGAAGGCGACGATTCCAGCGACGCCGGCAGCGATCAGGTGGGTGGAAAGGCCGGGGATCATGCAGGCACCCCCATTGCATTGCGTGCTGCGCTGTGCAGCGCCTGTCGGTCGGACAGCCCGTTGAGCCCGCCATTGATGCGGCGGGTGATGGCGATGAAGTCGCCTGCATCGGCAAGAGCGTTAAGGTCGCGGCTATGCCAATACCATGCAGCGCTCAGCGCAGCCATGTCGGGGCGCTCCAGCAGGGCAGGCTCGGCCTCGAAGTCAGGCACGTTCGCCACATGGGCCGCTAAGCCATCGCGGGTGGCGCGGTAGTTCGCCCGGCCCGTGGTCTGGATCAGGCCACGCCCCATGTAGCGCCTGCCGTCGCCCGGCTGGGTGTTACCAAGGTCTGCCCGGCCTTCGTAGCGCTTCTGGGCCGGGGTAGGCCCCCAGATTTCGCGCACGTAGACAAGGCGCCCGGACTCGTGGCCGATCTGCGCAAGGAAGGCGGCCAGCCGCGCGGGTGTGTTGATGCCGAACAGCTCGCTGGCGCGCCGGATGTGCGGCAGCCACGTTTCGGCACGGCTGGCAGTGCAGCCGGCGGCTTCACGCAGAATGTTGGTGGTCAGGCTGTCCATACGCAGCACCTCCTTTGATGAATTGCCGGGGCACGCCCCGGGACCAGTAGAAGGCGGTTACGCCTTGCACCAGCACGATGGCCAGGCACAGCGCCACGCCGAACCACGGCAGCGGCCAGCCCAGGATGGGCCAGGCCATGCCCGCCATGGCCACGATGCCCAGCACCCAGAACGCCAGGCGCACCAGCACGCGGGTGCGGTGGCTGGTTTTGAGCATGCGGCAGAAGACCGAGAAGAACAGAGCGGCGCAGGCCAGCTCGTGCGCAATCAGTAGTGCGTTCATGGGTTGGGCCCTCCCGGTGGCGGGCCAGCCTGGCCGCCGCTTACGCGCGCAGCGAGCGCCGACAGGCCGGAGCCCATGGCCTCAAACACCGGCCGCCAGCCGTTGCCCAGCGCGCCGATGGCAAAGGCCACAGGCGCCAGCGCCTCGGTGGCCGGGATCTGCCACTTGCTCTGCAGCACCAGGGCCAGGGCGGACGTGAGCGCCACTGCCGTGAGCGTGCAGCGCAGCAGCAGCTTGGCCCCTGCCGCGCGGCTGATGGTCTCCGACGCGCTCAGCGGCCACAGCGCGCCGGCCAGCGCGGCGAACACGATCAGGGCATACGGCCCGGCCATCGGCCCCAGCAGGGCGATGGACACGGCCGCCAAGCTCAGGCCGGATGTAGACGTTGGCTCGGGCATGCGGCCCCTCCCTGCTCTTGTTGTTGTGGGTAGATGCTCAGCAGCAGCGCCGCCAGGCCGTTCGGCCCCAGGCGCCACGGCTCGCGCAGGCCCAGAGCGGCGGCGGCGGCCTCGCTGCAAAACCAGCCCTGCGGTGCATCGCGCACCATCCACCAGACGAACCGCAGGTTTCCCGGGAGGTCGTAGGGCTGGCCCTTGTGCAGCTCGAACCAGGCGCGGGCCTGGGCCTCCAGGCGGGCCGGAAGCTCGATGAAGTCCCAGTGCTCGGGGTCGTAGTCGATGCGCTTGAGCCGCACGCCGCCGTCGATGAAGCTTGCGCTGCCGCTCATGCCGTCGCTGAACACCAGCTCGCAGTGGCTGTAGGGCCCACGGTCCACGGCGCGGGCCGCCCGGCTGTAGAGGCCCTGCCAGCCGGGGCGGGTGGCCTTGTAGAACGCGGCCCTCATGACACCTGCCCGCCAACCAGGGCGATAGCGCCCAGGATCTCGCCCGCAACAACCAGCGCCTGTTCATCCGTCGGAGCGCGCAGCACTTCGTACTTGCGCATGCGCAGGGCAGATAGCGAGCCCTGGGCCGCGCGCAGGCTCACGGACTGCGCCAGGATCAGGTCCGTCGCGGCCTGTGCCGGCATGCCCGCCGGCACCGCGAATTCAGCCACCCGGGGCGGCGCCTCGCCCAGGTAGCCGGCCTCTTGGAACGCGCGGGCCTGGGCTTCGCGTTCTTCGTACTCGATAGCGAAGCGCGTGAAGCGACCGTAGATTGCGGCCACGGCCTCATCGATAGCGCTGGCCGCCCCGGCCCGGTCGAAGGCGGGCGGCAGCGGTGGCTCAGCGACCACCCAGCGCCCACCGCCCCATGCCGCGACAAATCCATCTTCGGCCGGCGGCGGCGGCGTGCGCGTCCAACCGGGCTGCACGCCCTCATGGTCGGCAATGTGTCGGACTGCGCCGGTGGCGACGCCTGTGGCAAGGTCGTATTCGTGAACCGTCTGCATGGCATCAGCTCCTGATGTAGGTGGATGCGCGGTCCCCGCCCAGGCCGGTGTAGTTCGGCACAGCGAATTCCACGGAAGGATCGAACGGGTAGCCGTCGCGGTAGAGCGCGACATAGGGCGTCGTGGCATGGGGCACGACAAGGAAGTGCTCCATGTTGTTGGCGCCGAACCAGAACGAGGCGTCGCGCGCGTCGCTGGCGGGCAATCCCGTGGGGTCTGTCAGCTTGGTGAACACATCGCCGGCGCGCTTGTAGACCGTAATGAAGGGCGTGGTGGCGTGCGCTACTGCGAGGTACAGCCCATCCGGGCTGAACGCCACCCGGCGGGCGTTGCCTGTGGGCAGCGCCGCCGGGTTGGCTAGTTTGGTGAACGTGTCGTCGGTGCGCTTGTAGATGGTCAAAAACGGCGTGGTGGTATGGGCCACCGCAAGGTAGTTGCCATCGGGGCTGAACGCAGCGCCCGCGCCGTTGCCCGTGGGCAGCGCCGCTGGATTGGCCAGTTTGGTGAAGACATCGCCCGCGCGCTTGTAGATCGTGATGAATGGCGTTGTTATGTGCGCCACTGCGAGGTAGGTGCCATCTGCGCTGAACGCGCACTTGCTGCCTCCCCCCGCAGGCAATGCAGCAGGATTGGCCAGCTTCGTGAAGACATCGCCCGCGCGCTTGTAGATCGTGAGAAACGGCGTGAGGCTGTGCGCGACAGCAAGGTAGGTGCCATCGGTGCTGAACGCGCACCCATCCGCCCCCGTGCCCGGCGGCAAGTCCGCAGGGTTGGCAAGCTTCGTGAACGCGTCGCCCGCGCGCTTGTAGATGGTGATGCTCGGCGCCGTGTTGTGGGCCACTGCCAGGTAGGTGCCATCGTTGCTGAAGACACAAGCCAGCGCCTGCCCGGTCGGCAGCTCGGCCGGGTTGGCTAGTTTGGTGAACGTGTCTCCCGTGCGTTTGTAGATCGAAATGAAGGGCGTGAGCGAGTGCGCTACGGCGAGATACACGCCGTCGGGGCTGAACGCTCCGCCCCAGCCATCGCTGGCGGGCAGCGTGGCCGGGTTGCCGATCTTCGTCATCGGGTCGGTGAACGGGGTTGGCTGCAGCGCTGCCAGGTGGGGGTAAGCGCCGATCAGGTACAGCGCCCCGTTCGTCGGCAGCCAGGGCGGCGCCATGGGTCGCACGGTGGAAATGATGTCCCCCGTGGAGAAGTAGCCCGTCAGCGCCTCCCAGTCAGCAGATACGCCCGGCTGGCTGGACGTCACGTCGGCCAGGTCATTGAGCAGCATCCACAGGCCACCGGAGTGTTTCACGCTGGCCGGGCGGGCCAGCGCGCCCGCCTGGTCGGCCCAGTAGCCACGGAAGTTGGACATGGCCGCCGCCGAAGCCTCGGAATCCGCCGCAGCGACGGCGCTATCGCGTGCAGAGACCGCGTTGGCGTAGGAGGCCTGGGCCAGCGAATTCATACCAGGTACCGCATCGTTGCGCTGCCAGGCAATGGAGGCCTCGTACTGTTCGTCGAAGGTGACCTCGGGGTCGTTCGAGTTGGGAACCGGAGGGCCGTCAGGGATGGGTGTGGGTTCAATGATGAGCATGGCAATGACTCAGGTTGGAAGGCCTTCGAGATCGAAGCGGGCGGATGTACTGTTGAAGGAATCGCGGGTGACGTCTGACGACTTGAGCACGGCGAACAGCAGGCTCTGCCGCCAGCCGGGGCCGATGTCGGGGGCGTAGGCCACGCCACGCCCCAGCAGGTTGCGCAGCTGGAACAGCGCGGAGTCTTCCTGTCGGCCGCTGAGCTGCACGGTGCCGCTCATGTCGAAGCTGGTGCCGTAGATCAGCACCGAGGTGCTGCCGGTGTCCGGGTCGTTCTTGCGGGCAGTGAACGCCTTGGGCGCGCGGCTCAGGCCGTACTCAACGCCCCCGAAGTCCACGCCGGGGATGTAGCGCAGCTTGCCCACCTCAATCTGGCTGACGGCGCGCAGCTGTGCCCCGGAGCCTTCAATGGTGATGCGCACCTCGGCGTTGGCGAACATGGGCAGGCCAGTGACCAGCACGCGGTCTTCCATGATCCGCTGGCCGTATGCGTAGTCCCAGTAGCCCCGCGCCGCAGACTTGATGCGGCCCGAGCGCTCGAACACCAGCGGACCGCCCGGTCTGCTGTACACGCGCACGCGCCACAGCGCGCCTTTAGCGCCGAAGATGGCCACGGCATTGGCGAACCGCTGCGCGAGCCGGTACTCGATGTCGCCTGTGGTGCTCTTGAGCGGCAGGTTCTGGTAGACCATCAACCCATCGGCGCGCACCTGGGGCCCGAAAGGGAGGTAGCGCGCCGTGGGCCTCATGTCTGCCCAGGCGGTTTTGTCCACCTCTGGCGGGCTGGTGTTCGTTGCCGTGCGGGCAACGGCGCAGCGGAAGACGCGATGCAGTGCGGGCCGGATGACTTCGGCCCCCACCGCATACGCACCCACCGCCCACGCCGCTTCGCCCACAGCAGGCTCACCCACGCTGCCGGCCAGGAACATGGCATCGGTAATGGCGTTTCTCTCGATGTAGTACATGGTCGAATCAGAAAGTGGGCACCGCTGTCGTCACCAGGGAATTGCCGTTTTTGACGGCCACAAGCACATCGGCAGAGCGACCCGTGTTGTTGGCCGTCGCGGTGGCCGCAGCCTTGAGCGCTGCCACCTCGGCGGTCAGATCCTTCATCACCGCCTCCAGCCGGTCCGTGTTGCCGCCGCCGGTGAGTGCCGAGAAGATCTGCTGCTGGTTCCAGATACGCGAAGGGCCCGTAGCCTCCAGCTCCCAGCCCCGTTCACCGACGATGCGCAGGCCGCCGGCGTGGTCGCCGCCGCCGGCAAAGCCCGGGATGCCCGTGGCACCGCCGGTGCGCAGGTTCTCTTCGAGCTGCGCCACGGTGATGTTGTAGGCCGCAGCCACGTCGTGCATGGATGCACCCGTGTCACGCATTGCATCCACGACGCCCTGCGCCGTGATGCCGTTGGCGATTTCACGGTCCAGGTTCGTCCTGATTGCGGCGTAGTAGTCGGCCTCGCTGGCCCCGTTGGCAACATGCTGGTTGTAGAGCGACGAGCGTTGCTGCTCCCCGTAGCTGCTGCCAGAGGTGCCCACGAACGCGGCGCCGTACAGGGCTGCCATCTGCGCCCGGCTGGCCGTGCCGAGTGGTCGGCCGTCCGGGGTGTAGATCTGCCCGTCCACGTTCACCAGGTTGCCCGTGATCGTGTCCCAGCGTGCCTGGCGGTAGTTCGAGAACCCGGCAGCGTTGAGGCTTGCCGCGTTGTTGTTCTCGATGACCCCGTCCTCGGTCCACTTGTGGGTGCGCAGCCACTCGGTGAAGTTTGTGCCTCTCGCGTTCAGGCCGAAGTGCTCAGGGCCGTATTTGTAGAGCTGATAGCCCAGCACAGGGTCGATCCCCATGCCCTCATAGCTCAGCAGTGAGGCCGTGTCACCCCGGAAGAAGTCCGCGGCATCGCCCGGCATCTTGGAAAGATCGCTCCGAATGAGGGTGCTGCCGTCCGTAGCGAAGCTCGACCGCCCGGCGGTCATGATCTGCTCGTAGTCCTGGGCGTACTGCGGGTTGTTCTTGTAGAACAGGTACTGCCCGAACAGCTCCTTGTCGGTGCCGTCGGCCGCCATACGCGTCATGCGCATCCAGTCGGGCACGTCGTACTCTCCGCCCTTGAACAGGTTCGGGTCCGCGTTGTGCCGCAGGCCGTCATACCAGGCCTTGAACTTCTCGAAGCTGCCCAGGGCCTCCTCGGCGCCATAGCCCACGCGCTGCGCATACCCGCCGCCAGCCACGTAGCCACTACCACCTCCGCCGCCAGAACCCCCGGCCGTTGGCGGCTTGGTGGTGCTGCCGCCGTTGAAGATCTGCTGGCTCAGGCCATCGACGGCAGCGGTCATGCCCAAGATGGCTTCGTAGGTGCCGCTGGCCAGGTCGATCTGCTGCTGCCAGTAGTCCAGCGTCTGGTCGAGCTGCTTGGAGTGTTTCTCCAGCTCGTACACGGTGCGCTTTGCATCGGTCAGCTGCTGGCCGGCAAGGTCTTCCAGGCCTGAGAGCTGGCCCGCGAGCACCAGAGCGGCGTAGCCGCGCTCCTCGGAGCTGGCGAAGTTGCTCGCGTCCAGCCCGGCGCGCACGTCGCCGATGGCTTCGGCCAGCTTGTCGGCGTCGGGCAGATAGCCGGTGGACCGCGCTACAGCCAGGGCCTGCGCAATGAAGTCGCTGCCCTGCTGGGCCAGCATGCCGCGCGTGGATTCGACTTCGCCGTAAAGGCTGCGCACGTTCTCGTGCAACAGGTCGAACAGGCCAGACAGCTCGGACACTACCGATTCGGCCGCCTGCCGCTGGCTGTCGAGCAGGCGCTTTTGCGCGTCCACAGAACGCTGCAGGCTGCTGAATGCGGCGTTGCGCGCATCGTCGGCGGACTGCGTGAGCGACGCGAACATCTCAGAAAGCTGCACGAGCTTGCCCGCCGTCGCAGCCCCGCCCTCGCCCATCGCCCACTGGGCTTCAATCAGCGCCTTGAGTTCATCGCGGGTCTTGGGCAGGCTGAAACCCAGCTTGCCGAACTCGGCAGTGAGATCCGCGCGCAGCACCGCCTGGCGCTCAGCGTCGGAGTAGTACTCGCGGGTGAAGACGTCCATCGAGCGCACCAGAGCACCGGCGCCGCCGACGGCTTCGGCCATCTTGCTGACTGCTTCTTGCGACAGGCCTGCGAATTCGGGCATGAGCTTGCCGAACTGAACAAACGCCGCCCGGGCGGAGTTGATCTGGTCCACCGTGCCGGCCAGGTTCTCCAGCGTGGGGCTGTCGCCCAGGGCCTGCAGCATGTCGCGAGCCCAGTCCACATCGCCGATGGCTTGCACAAGGGCGTCCCGCGCGCTGAGGGCGTAGGCGGCCAGGTATTCCTTGCTGCCTGCTTCACCGTCGCTGAACACCTTGGGCGCCCAGGCGTCGGTCTGGGTGTCGCGCCAGTCGGCAACCTTCTTGCCCATCTGTTCAATGAGCAGCTGGCCCCAGGCGCCGTCTTTCGATTTGTCGTCTGCAAACGCGGTGGCAACGCGGTAGCCTGCCTCCTTGCCGAAGGTCGTAGCCGTCGTGTCCAGCATAGTCACCAGCGTGCGCGCAAGGTCGCCCGTGAGCTTGCCGGCGGCAGCGTCGTAAGTGCGCGTGTCAGCCAGGCCGTAATTGGCCGTGGTGTACTGGCCCGCACCGGTCACCAGACCATCGGCCGCGCTGTAGCTGGAGCCGCCGCCCATGTGGGGGGTGGATTTCTTGATGAGGCTGGACAGCAGGGCGATGCCGATGACGATGGGGCCGAGGGCGCCGGCCAGCATCCCCAGACCGCTCGCTGCGCCTGCCGCTGTCCCGGTACCAAGCAGCGACATCCCTGCCGTCAGCGAGCCACCGAGCGTGGTTGCCCCCGTAAGCCAACCAGCGCCCGCCGCCAGCGAGCCGGCCATGCCCCCCGCACCGAACAGGCTTGCCGCGCTCATGGCCGTGGAGGCAGCACTTCCGCCGCCGGACTGCCCCGCGCTCGTGCCCCCGAGCCCCAGCATTCCGGTGATCGCCCCCGCCACCGGGCTGACGATAGCGCTCACAACGGGCCGCAGCACCATGGTCTTGAACATATTGACGACCGTGTCGCGCATGTTCTTGGCGAAGTCCTTGCCCGCCTCGAAACCGCGCATCAGCGCGTCGGTCAGCGACTGCTCGATGCGCTCGGAGGCGCGCTCGAACTCCTTCGCCGCCTTGTCGGCCTCCTTTTTCAGGTCGGCCTCTCGGTCGAGCTCTACCTGCCGGGCAGCGCCGTCGCGCTTCGCCTGGGCCAGGTCGCGGTACGCCTGCGCCTGTTTGCGGAGCATCTCGTATTGCTGCTCGTCCAGGTTCTTGTCCATCGCCTTGATGGCCTGCAGATCCAGGTCGGTGGCGAGCATGTCGAGCTTGGCGGCGTCCAGCTCGGTGATGGCCTCCTTCGTCAGCCCCAGGCGGGCGTTCTGCTCCTGCTGCGCCGTCACGGCGGCGCGCATCTTCTCCAGCTCCTTGGCCTGGGCGGCAAGGGCGTGGTCGCGCACCTTGGCAAGCTCCGCAGTGGCCTTTTCCGCTGCGGTGGTGGCCTTGGTCTGCTCGTCCATGAGCTGCTTCGCCATGGGCTGCTTGGCGATCAGGGCGGTCACCAACTCGATGTAGCGCGCCTCGCTGATGTTTCCCTTGTCGCGAATGAGCTGCAGGCGCTTGAGCTGCTCCTGGTAGTCGGCATTCACCCCCGAGAGGGTGGAGAGCAGCGCTGCCTCGCGCTCGAGTTCCTTGCGGGCGTCGCGGCTGGCCTGGGATTCCTTCTCGGCGTATTTCTCGCGCGCGGCGTTCACGAGCTGCGCGCGCTCGGCTGCACTGGCGCCGGAGCGGTCGGCCAGTGCGTTGGCCTGGGCGATGGCGATCGCCAGCTTTTCCTGCTTGCTGGCCGACTGCTCCAGGGCCAGGGCCAGCTCCAGCCGGGCCTTGTCCTTGGCGGCCAGGTCAGCCTTGATGCCTGCGGCACGCTCATCGAGCCGTGCCGTCTCGCGCAGGGTGTCGTGCAGCGCCTTGGCGGCTGCCAGCTGCCCGTCAAGGTCGCCGGTGGCCATGCCGCGCGATCGCCGGCCCTCCACCTGCTTTTCAAGGTACGCCACGCGCTCGCCGGCCTTGGAAAGCTGGTCGGCAGAGCTGTCGGGGCGCCCGATGTTCAGCATGGCGTCCCATGCTTCCTTGGCCAGGTCGCGCACGCCGCGCCAGGCGCGCTCCATGGTGCCCAGGTTCTTTTCGATCTTGGCGGCCCGGTCCCGCAGCATGTCGGCTGCGGCGTTCTGGGCGATGGAAACGGCCCGCTCGGTATCGCCCAGGTTCTCGGCGGCCTTGATCTGGGCGTAGGTGCCGGCGGTGAGGTAGTTCAGCGATTCGTTCAGGCGCAGGCTCGCCTTCACAGGCTCCTTGCCCAGACTGGAGAAGATTTTTTCCGTCTCGCTGATGGCCTGGCCGGTGGCCCGCTCCATCTCGACGGCGGCCAGGGCCACCTTCTCCAGGTTTTCGCGCGCCACCTTGCCGCCAGCCGTCATGGCCGTAAGGGCGGCGGCGGCATTGGCCTGCGTGCCCACCACCCCATCGATGCGCTTGGCCATGTCGCCGAGCTGCCCCGCCGTCACGTCGGCCGCATTGCCGGTGAGGACGATGGCCTTCTCATACCCCCGCGTTTCCTGCTGGGCCTGGTGGTAGGCCAGCCCCACGGCCAGCGCGGCGGCGGCGGCCGTGGCGGCCACCGGGCCCAGCACCGTGAGGGCGCGGGTGGCCGTTTGCACTGCGGTGGTCTGGCCGGTAATGGCATCCGTCACCGCGCCGGAAACGGCAGCGGTGCGGCCTTGCACCTGGTTGGCGGCCGCGTTGACGTCCTGAACCGTCTGGGCGAGTTCGCTCTTGAACTGCGCACGCTCCAGCAGCAGCTTCACCACCAGCGTGCCCAAGTTCATGATCCCTGCCCTCCCTATTTCCTGCGGCGCTTCAGCGCCAGTTCGTTGTCTGCCTCCAACACGGCCAGCTCGATCGTGTGCAGGTCATCGGCCCAGGCCTGCAGCTGCTCGCCTGGCACGCCCCGGATGCGCGCCACGGACTCCATGCCTGGGTAGTCCATCGCCACCCGCATGGGCGGGGCCATGCCGCCGCCGGCGTACACCCACTGCGTTTGGCCCTTGAGGTAGAACTGCCACACGGTCCAGTTCTCATCGAGCACCCAGCACACATTCGGGTCTTGGGCACCGGCAGTGCCGCGCTCCCTGCGCACCTTCTCGATCTCGGCTTCGGATGCCCCCATGCGGCGCATCCCCTCCTCCAGCGCCGCGTCCACCACCACCGCCGAGCGCTCCTGGGCCGCGCCGATGCCGGCCCAGGCGCGCGCGGCGCTTACAAGTTTTTTGCCTTGGCGCCGCTGCTGGCGCGGTAGAAGGCCAGGGCAATGTGGTACGGGGCCGATGCGATGGCCAGCACTGCCTCGCGGGTTTCTTCGCTGTACGGCACCGGCTGCTTGCTTTCCTCGTCGACCATTTCCCAGCCCACGAGCTGCTTGCGCACGGCCTCGGCGTCATCGCCTTCGCGCAGTGCCTTGATCTCGTCGGAGGTGGCGGGCTTGAAGTGGGCCGTGAACTTGTTGTTGTCCATGCCGCCCTTTTCGTTGGGCACGGGCACGGTGACTTCGACGGGGAAGAAATTGCGTGTCTTGAAACTGAATGCCATGGCTGGTTCCTATGGATGGGTTGGTTGATGAGGGAAGAAATGCGGCGTGGCAGCGGTCACATGAACGTGAGCACCACCTCGTCGTTGCCGGCGTCTGGCATCACGGCAAAGTTGCCGTTCAGCATGGCGGTCTTGTCCAGGTCGCTCAGCGAAGGCTCCTGGTTGAACTGCAGCTTGGGCAGGGAGATGCCCACGATGTTCCCGGGCACCAGGCCGTGCACGATCTCCAGCGGCATGACCGTGCCGTTGACCACGTGGGCCGCCCAGTCCTTGGTGGCCACCTTGGTCATCTCGAACACGGCGCTGGCCGTTGACTTGCGGTCGGGGCTGCGCACGCCCGACTGGTTGATGAGGTCGCGCCATGCCACCTGGTTGGCCAAATCCAGGCTGAACGACTTGGTGGCCAGGTCGAGCCCGTCGAGGGAGAACGTGGCCGTGTTGTCGTCGCCCACCGTGAGCGGCTGCTGGAAGCCGGTGAACGAGATGCCGGGAGGGAACACCGCGTCTTCGACGGGGTGGTACTTGCCGATGTAGTTGAACTTGAGCACCGGGATTTCCTCGGCGTTCAGCGACAAGCTCCAAGAGCCCTTGGCGTCGGACATCTTGAACAAGATGCCGTCCATGTACGCAAATAGCGTGAGGTAGTCGCCCTCGTCGCCGTGCGGCTGGTAGACGGCGCTGGTGGCTGCGGTGATGGTCTCGCTCATGTCGCAGCCCAGCAGCAGCGGGGCGAACTTGGGCGCGGTACCCGCGGCGCCGGAGCCGGCCAGCTCCACCTCGAACTCGAACACGCGGTGCCCGCTGGCGAACAGCGCGCCCTGGTTGCCCTTGGAGCCGCGCAGCAGGTTGCGCTCCACGAACTTGCCCTTGATGGGCTGGGGCGTGAGGCCCCGGCAGAGGATGGCGTTATCGGCGGCGGTGGGCGCGGCGGGGGTGCCTTTGGCGGTCTGCTTCTTGGCCAGCAGCACCATGTTGCTCATGTTCAGGCTCATGATCGTTCCTTGGAAGTGGAGGGGGTTGCGTCAGCGCCCGGGGTCAGGCGGGGCTCTTGCCGTCGGCGCCAGGCGCCTTGGGCTGCGTGGGCTCCTCCACGCGGTGGCGCTTGCCGGTGAACGGGTCGCGCTCGAAGCGGCCGGCCTTGCCGGTGAACTCGTCGGCGGGCCAGCCGCCCTCGGGTACGGGCATGGGCTTGCGCTCGCCGTCCTGCGGGGCTGCCTGGGGGGTTGTCTTGGGTGCCATGGTGGTTCCTTTCAGGTGGCAAGGGGCCGCACGTCCAGGTCCAGGACGATCCAGCCGTAGGGGTGTTCCAACTGGCGGCTTTGGCGCCAGTCCTTGGGCAATGCGCTGTCAAAGGGGCGCGGCGTGCCGGTGTCGCGCACCCAGTCCAGCACGTCATGCAGCAGGGCCAGCTCGGCCGCTTCCACGGCCTCGGGCTCGGCGTCGTCGGCCACCTTGATGAAGCCCACCACGCCCAGCGACACGCGGCCCAGCTGGCCCTCGCGCCCCCGGTAGTTGGCGAAGTTGCCGCCGCCGTTGCTCACCAGGCAGAGCACGCCCTTCGCCATGGCGTCGGGGTCGTGGTTCTGTGGATCCAGCACCAGGCTGCGCTGCACCTCGCGGTGGGGCAGCTTGGCGGCCATGCTGGCCCTGATGCCTTCCAGGGCGGTGTCCGTGGGGTTCGGCGTCATGCCACGCTCCCGCCGCCCTGCCGGGCAAGGTAGTCACGGCCCGCCTGCTCCAGGCGCCCGGGGAAGATGCGCTGCATCATGTCCGCCGTGGGGCCTGCGTAGGGGTGCGGCTTGATGCCGTGGTGGCGCACATGCCAGGCCAGGCCCTGGTAGCGGTCGCGCAGCTCCAGGTTCTCGTGCACTGCGTTCATGCTGGTCTTGCGGGCGCGGCGCCGGCCGGTGAACACCTTGGACGCCAGCCAGGCCTTTATGTCGGCGGCCTCGGGGTCGGCCCAGCGCGGCAGGCCCTTTCCGGGGCCACGCCCTTCCTCCACGGCCTGGGCGTAGTCCACCCCCGGGCTTACATGCCACTCGAACGGGGAAACCTGCTCGGCGTGGATCGAGTTGGTGAGGGTGGTGCGCCACTTTGGCGCCCTGTTGCGCATGAGCACCGCGGCCTGCTGGGCCAGCACGGCCAGTTCGTCGCACAGCGCGCGCTCCAGCCCTTCGCCGCCGGTGGCGATCGAGGCGGTGACCTGGCGGACGTTGGTGGTGGCGGCCATGGTCAGCGCGCCCCCTTGAATTCGGCCAGCAGCGTCTCGAACAACGCCGAAGGCGTGCCGTTGCGCGGCTGCCCGCTGAAGCCGTCGCGCATGGCCTGGGTTTTCACCACGTTGCGCATGGCCAGCTCGCGCATAGCCTCGGCCTGGGCGCGCAGCAGCAGCAGGCCACGGTCGGACGGGTTCACGGTAGTCTCGCCCACCGCTTCGCCCAGCGTGTGGGTGGCGAAATACCAGAAACGGAACTCGCTGCCCCACACCTGCAACTGGCGCGGCGTGGGCGCGGGGCTGAACTCCAGCCACCACGACGCCCCGCCCCACTGGGCGGCCACGCGCGGCACCGCGCCGGGGTAGTTGGCCTCCCAGGGCTTGGGCGTGCTGGCCGGGTCGGCCCACTGGTGCACTTTGAGGGCGGCGAAGTCGTCGTGCGTGATGGCGTAGCGCGCCTGCAGCGGGAACAGGGACACCTGCCCGGGCTTGGTCACAGGGCGCTTGACCTGCATGTCCAGCAGCGCCACCCCCAGCAGGCGCTGGAAGTCGGCGTCAGCCGGCGCGCGAAACTGCCCGGCCGCGTCGTTCAACGAGGCCTTGAGGTCCGCCACCAGGGCTGAAAGCTGCATGGACATACTGGCGGCCCTTACGCTGCGGGCGTTTTTTCGCCAACGGCGGCGAGCTGCTCGGGGTTCAGCTCGGCAAGCTGCCGCTGGTACGCGGCGTCGGCATCGGCCGCCAGTTGCGCGTCTGCGCGGCGGATGCGCTCAGCCTCCAGCGCAGTCAGCAGGCTGGTGCGCGGCTTGGCGTGCTCCTTCTCGGCCTGGCACAGCAGGTCGAACGCCTCCTGGGTGAGGCCGGGCAGTTCGGCCACGATCTCCTTCACGGGATGGGCGTGCAGCGCCTTCACCAGGTCAACCAGGCTGGGCGCTGCAGGCTCGGCGGAAAGCGCTGGGCCGTCGCGGTGCTCGGGCGGCAGCAGGGCCGTGTCGATATCGCGGCTCTCGCCGGGCGGAATGAGCTTGCCCCCTACGAAGAGGGGCGAAGCCGTGGTGTTCTCGATGCTTTTGGTGGGCATGGTGTGCTCCTGCCCCCGGCGTGGGCCGGGGGCCAGGCCATCAGGCGGCGCGCGCCACGCGCCCGGCGGCGCTGTGGACGATCACCGAGGTGAGCGCGTTCTTGAGCTGGGTGGGCGTGTGGCTCACCACGAACTGCGTGCCGAAGCCCTCGCGCTGGTCGGTGAACAGGCCGTTGCCGTTGCGCGCCTGCTCCAGCGGGTTCATGGCAAAGGGCTTGACCATGCGGAAGCGCGTGTTGCCGCGCTCGCCTACCAGGATGCGGGTGTCGCCCAGCACCAGGCCCGGCGCCGTGGGGTTGAAGGTGGGCATGTTCTTGGTCAGGCCCAGGCTGCCGTCAGCGGCCAAGCCCGTGGCTACGCGCGAGCTGGCGGCCTTGAAGCTCTCGGCCTGGGTGATGGCGTTGTCCAGCGCGCCGCTCATCAGCACCAGGTTGGCGGTGTAGTAGCGATCGTTCTCGATCACCACCTTGCGGCCGCCCAGCACGGTCAGAAGGCGGTCGTAGCGCTGGCCGATGGATTCGCCGCCCACGGCGTCGGAATCCCACTTCACGACGTTGGTGGAGTAGTAGCCCGCAACGGTCAGCACCTTGCCGTTGGCAGGGGTCACCACCGCGCCATCCTGGTCCACCAGGCGCATCTCGCCCAGGTTCCAGTCCATCACGTAGTAGATGCCCGCCGCCAGGGCGGAGCCATCGGCAGGCAGGGCATATTCCGAACGCGCCGCACCGTCATACGTCCAAACCAGGGCGTTGGCCGTGGCGCCCACCTGCTCGCCGCGCAGGTTGAACACCTTGCGCGGGCGGACCACCGGGAACTTGGAGCACACGAACACCGAGTTGGTGCCATTGCACTGCGCGGTGAGCGTTTCGTTGAACGCCACGGCGCCCGCCTCGTCGGCGGAGAACACCAGTTCGTTGTAGTTCAGCGCCTCGGTGTCCTCGCCCACGATGCGGATGATGTTGCGCACGTTCTCGGCGATGGGGTCGTAGTCAATGGCCGAAGCGCCCATGAGCAGCTGCAGTTCGCTGGAGATCAGGAACGCGAGCTTCTGCGGCAGGGGGCGGGCCTCTTCGGCGGTCTGGATCACGCCAGCGCGGCGGATGCCCTGGCCCTCGTAGCGGCGCAGCGCGCCCACGCCCGCGGCGCTGTTGTCGCGGTAGCTGTAGGGGATGGACAGCGCCTCGGCGAAGGGTGCCGTGCCCACGTTGACCACGTTCAGGCTGGTGAGCTGGTACAGCGCCTCGCGGATCACCGTGCGCTCCACCACGGCAGGCACCTTCACGTCGCTGACGCTGCCCGTGCCGGCGGCCAGGGCCTTGTGCTCGGCGTCCAGGCGGTGGCCGTGCAGGGCGTCGAACTGGGCCAGCGCCTTCTCGGCGAACTTCTTGTTCTCCGCCAGCAGAATGCCGCCCGTCTTCTCGAAGCGGCGGGAATCGGCCATGCCGTCCAGGCCCAGGCGCTTGTCAATGGTGGCCTGCAGGCTCTTGATGGAGTTGCTGCTATCCACGGTGATGCGCGCATCCCCCGCGATGTGCACAAAGCCCATGCCCTGCAGCTTGGCCTGGGCGGACAGCTGCTTGGCGTGCGACACCTGCATGCCGGCCAGGGCCTTGACCTGCTCGTCGGAGCTGTCGGCGGTGACCAATGGCGCAGCGGCGTCAGCCAGCGCCTTCACGCCGGCATCGTCCAGATCGGGTATGTCGGCCTTGATGGTGGCGGACAGCAGCGTGACCTTCTCGCTCAGCTTCTTGCCAACGGCGGCGTTTGCGGTGACCGCTTCGGCCAGGGCCTTCTTCACGGCGGCGTCAACGTCAACGGCGGGCTGTGCCAGGGTGATGGAGATGCCGCCTGCGTCGCCGCCGCGCTCGGCCAGCGCCTTAAGCTCGGGCGCCAGGGCGTCGCCCGTCGCCTTCCAGGTGGTGACCAGCGCCAGGCACTTGGCGTCGTCGCTGCCTGCGGCGTCGAGCTGCTTCTTGGCCTCGGCCAGCAGCTTGGTGATGACGGATTCGGGGATGCCCAGCGTCTTGTAGTGGGCCTTGAGTTGTTCGATGTAGTTCACGCTCTGCTCCTTCAGTTCACGCAGAAGTTGATGGGATACGGCCACGCGCGCCGGAGCGTCGTGGTCATCGTCGTCTTGGGAAAGCTGCTTGGGGTCCACGAAATCCAGGCCCTTGACGACAGGGCGGTTGGTGAGGCCCGCGCCCAGCAGCACGCAGCCGTGCTGCTTCCTGTGTTCGTTGTCCTGCCACGCCTCGTGGTATTCGGCCGAGAGGTAGGCGAAGCCCATTTCCTTCACGGACCGGACGCCGTAGGGCGTCCACTCCACCAGCGCGCGCAGGCGGTCGCCCTCCACCGACAGGCGCAGCACCTTGGCGGCGGCGCCGTTGTCGGGCTTGTGGGCCACGTCGATGAACACGTCCTGCCCCAGCACGCGGTCATCAAAGTTCGCCACCATCTGCGCCAGCATGGCGTGGGTGATCTCGAAATCTCCATAGCGGGGGTCGTTGAAACGGCCCGTCCGCGTGAGCGTGATCCAGGAGGTTTTCTGGCCGTCAGCCAGGGTGATGGACTGCGAGAGAAAGCGCACCCGTCCCGGTGTGCCCTCAGACTCTCCCAGCCGAATGTGCCGGCCCTGCGGCACGGCGACGGCAGCGCTCCAGGCCGACACGGCCACGGCTGCCAACGCAATCAAAGTACGCTTCATGATCCCCCCTCGCGGATTCGTCCACGGTGGGGATCATCGGCGGGCTACGACGACAAAAAAAGGGGGCAAAATGTCGCTGCAGCGCTTATGCAGCAAGCGCTGGCAGCTACGGAAACAGGAGCGATTTGCGGGAGCATTGCACGCCCGCCATCGCGCATCGCGGCTACTTGAGTGCCTCGTTGATCCGCTTCTCCAGAAGGCGCTCAACTTCCTGCAGGATCGTCCCATCCGGGTAAACCAGCCGCAGCCCCTTGATGCGCTCGATATTTCGCAGCGCCACAGCGGGCACGTCGTCGGCCAGCGTGGCGATGGCGGCCACGTCCACTTCCACGCAGGCCCACAGCGCGGGCCAGGTGTTTTCCTCGGGCCAGTCGTGAACGCGGCGCGGGCGCACCTGCTTGAACACCACGCAGTACTTGAGCAGCACCCCGTCGTTCAGCAGCAGCGCGGCGCTTTCGCGGCGCGGGTTGGCCTTGTACTGCTCCAAGAGTTGATCAAAATTCATAGCTGCTCGCCCTTGTTCCGCAAGCGCTGGCGGCTTAAACGGGCATCAACCGCACGCAGCGGCGCGCGGATCATGCCCTTGCGCAGCAGGCCCTGGTCGAAGTAGGCCGCCTTGGTCTTGCCCAGGGCGCCGTCCCGCACCTCGGGCGCCAGGCGGGCCAGGGCCTGCAGCTCGGTTTCCTGCGCGGCGCGGGTGGCGTCGGTCACCTCGTCGGCGAACACCATCACCACGAAGCTGAGCGTGTTGGGGTGCGCTGGCCAGGGACAGCGCGCGCGGTCGGGGTACACGCCTTGCCCCAGGCCGTGCAGGTTCTGCGCGGCCAGCAGGTCGCAAATGTCGGGGCGCGGGTGCGCGGGCGACAGCAGGAAGCGCCAGCCCGCGAAGCCGGGCGTGCCCTCCCCTGCGGCCATGTAGGCCTCGCCGTGGGCGCGGTTGATCTCGGTGCGGAACACCCGCTCCACCTGGGCGAAAAGGCCGGTGCTGCGGTCGGTCAGCGTGTCGGCGGCCTGCGCCAGGGCGCCAGCGCGGCCCGCGGCGATGCGCGCGGCCAGGTCACCGGGCACCCGTTCCCCGCGAAGCATGAAGTCCTGCGCGGCACGCGCGGCGCTCTTGCCCATCACCACGGCCTGGCCGATGGCGCGCTGCAGCACCTCCTTGGCGCCCTGGTCCAGGCGCCAGAGCCGGTCGGACAGCGTGAGCCCGTCCGCCAGGGTGAACTCGCGCACGAAGCGCACGGCCGCCTGGTGCACGCGCATGGCGGCGCTGCTGTCGATCGCGGCCGTGCTGCCGCCCACCGCGCCCACACCCTGGGCGGTGTAGGGGCGCACGCCCAGCGCGGCGGCGGCATCGATGTTCGAGAAGATGAGCGCGTCGCGCGCTTCGCGCAGGCTGTCGACCACGGCGTCAATCTGGCGCAGCAGCTCGCGCAGGCGGTGCTCCGGAACCTCGTCGCCGCCGTCCACCGCCGCCGCGATGCGCTGGCGCACCTCCTCCGCCGCCCGGCCGTAGAGCACCAGCAAGTCCTCGATGCCGCGGCGATCGAGTTCCTGCATGGCATGGCGGGCCTGACGGCTCGCGCGGCGGATGGCGGCGGCTTGGTTCACCCGTCGATCCCCTTCACCGTGGCGACGGCCCTGCCGATGGCTTCCAGCACCTCCATGGAGAGGCCGCAAATCGCATCCGATTCGTCGCGCTGATCCACCGCCTCCTTGAACAGTCCAAACTGCCAGGGTTCGCCCGGCTTTGCGCGGGCGGCAACCAGTTTGAGAGGTTGGTTGTGGACGGTCTTGCCCACTTCGATTTCGACTTTCATGCTCGGCCCTTTCCTTGGTTGCCCCCGGCCTGGCTCACCGCCGTGGAGCTCTCGCCCTTGGGCGCGTTGCCCGGTGTCACGCTCACGCGCGGCATGCCGCCCTGCCCTCGGCCAGCACCCTGGGCGGCCGGTGGGTACGGGTCGTTGCGCTGGGCCTGCTCGATGCGCTTGGCGCGCACTTGGTCGGGGTCCAGCCCCATATCCGCGAACACCATGTCGTCGGGCAGGCCCAGGGCCATGTATTTCAGGGCCAGGTCGGCCACCTGGTTCGGCGTCTCGGTGCGGCGCTGGGCGTAGCGCAGCGTGAATTCGTCGGTGCCGGGGTCGATGCCCTTGAACAGCAGGTGGATGCGGAAGGCCACAGCGTAGGCGGCGGCCATGCTGTCCTGCAGGCTGTCCACCTCGTCGTAGTAGCTGCGCTTGAGGTCTTCCAGGATGTCGCGCGCCATGCCGTCCGTGTAACCGAACAGGCCCTTGGGGGCAGGGCTGCCGGCGTAGAACGAATCCAGCAGGTGTGTCACGTCGCCAATGTCGCCCAGGGTGGCATCCCCTTGCACGGGCGTCACGCTGCCCTTGCGGTTGAGGTAGTAGTCGGTGGTAATGGAGCCCTGCTCGCCTTCCACCTGCTTGCGGTAGTTCTCCAGCGTCGTGTCATCAGCCCCCTCCAGCACGTGGGCCATGCGCAGCGGCGCGCGCATGCGGCGGCGCAGCACCAGGTCTTCCTCGGTCATCACCAGCTTGCGCCACACGGTGGCGCAGGCGTCGAGGAAGGGGCGGCCCATGCTGCCCAGGTCGTCGAAGTTGTCGGGGTCCAGCCGCGCCACTGCCATCTGGTAGGCGGGCCAGCTCGCCAGCGTGGTGCCGGTCATCACGTCTCGCTGCTCCCAGGCCTGGGCGGGGTTCTTGAAGCGGCCGCGCGAGTCGGTAATGGGCTGGATGGTGTCGCTGGGCATGCGGATACCGGCCACCACCTCCAGCCGCTCGTTCAGCACCAGCTGCAGCGGCAGGTTGCCTTCCATCACGAAACCGCGCGCGTCGCTTCGCAGCTTCTCGGCCATGTCGAGCTGCACGCGGCCCTTCATGGCCAGCCATTCGCGCTTGAGGGTTTCGCTGCTGGCCTTCTCGCTCACCTGCAGCACCAGGCCGCCCCGGACGCAATCGGCAGCCAGTTTGCGGTGGATGGCCTTAACCCGGCCGTCGCGCCGGTCCATGTCCCGGACGGTCTGCACCATGGCGCGGCGCTCGGTGTCCAGCCACATGGTGCGGTACATGCGTTCCATGGCCTGGTCGGACGCCAGGCGTGCGCCGGTTTCGCCCTGCAGGTGGTTGGCTGCGGGGTAGAACTCGCGCCACATGGTGGCCAGGCGGGTCATGGCCGATGCAGGCAGGGATGAGAGGCGTTTGAGCATGGGGGAAGTCCTTTCAGGCGGGCAGCAGCAGCCCGCCCGTAGATGGGAGCCAGCGCTGGCCGAACGCGCACGCGCCGGCCGCCGCGCGCTGCAACAGCCCGGCAACGCCGTGGCCCATGCCCATGAGCTGGTCGCGGGTCTGCTTGCGGCTCTGGATGACGGTGGGGGCGTCGGCCAGGCCGCGCGTGAGCAGGGCGTACACGGCGGCGCAGACGGCATCGAACAAGTCGTCGCCCGTCTTGCGGTCCACCATCTGGAAGCTGCTGTAGCTCGCCTGGGTGGGCACGGCCTTGATGTTGCCGAGCTGGCGCACGAAGGCCAGCCACTCCTCGGGCTCGCGCTCGTCCATGGTGTCGACGTAGGGGAAGGCGGCGCGGTTGTGGTGGAACGCCTCGCGCACGGCGCTGGCCATGATGTGCTTGGTCATCCCCTCGAAGCGCATGGGGGCGAAGGCCCATTCGCTCCAGGCCGTGGCCGTGCTCTGGCCATCGGCCACCGTCTCGCGGTTGACGTGGGTCAGCCCCTTGCGGAACAGCTCATCGTTCACCGCGGTGAGCATGCCCACGCCGTAGGCGTCGCCGATGCCGTAGTCCGGGCGGAAGTAGTCCCAGATTGCCACCAGGTCGCGCGCCAGCACGCGGTCATCCACGCCTGGCTGCCACATGCGCACGTAGGGGAAGGTGATCCAGTTGCCGAGCTGCTCGCAGATCACCAGGGCGCTTTTCGAGGCGGCGGGGTCTTCGCCGTGCCCGGTGTGGTCGTAGCCCAGGGAAACCAGGCCTCGGCGCCGGTATCGCTCGCCCGGTACCGGTGCGGCGCGCTGCAGCCCGGCCTCCAGGCCCAGGGCGCTGGCGCGGCGCAGGTGCTCCTCCCAGATCCAGTTGCGCGCCCGGATGTTCCGGCACAGGAACTGCCGGATGTATTCCTCGGGAGGCAGCTGCACCTGCATGCTTTTGGCCCACTCGGCATCGACCATGCCCAGGGCAACGCCCAAGTGCACGTCCACCGGGGGCAGCGTGTGGTATTCGCCCGTGTCGATCAGGCGCTGCAGCACGTCGGCGCCCTTGTACACGCCGCTGATGCGGATGGAGGGTTTGAACTCGGTGGTTTTCCGGTCCACGCCCAGGCGCCGGGCCGCACCCAGCATGGGCAGGAAGCGAGACATCAGCCGGTCCTGCGGCATGTCGTCGGTTTCCTCCAGGCTCGCCATGGTGATGGAGTCGCCGTCGATCTGGCTCATGATCCCGTAGGCGCTGCCCTTGGACTGGTTCACGAACTGGAAAGACGTGTCCTTGAGCTGCGGGCGCCCCTGCTTGTGCTCGATGAAGGCCGTGAGCAGCTCGCTGCGCCGGATGCCGTCGATCAGGTAGTTCAGGTTGTTCTGGCTCTGCTGCATGCGCGGCGCCACGATGCCCAGCTCTTGGTGCGGCGTCGTGGCCAGCATCTCCAGGTGGTACATCTCCTTTACCGCCGTCTTGCCCGTGCGCCGGCACGAGAAGTCCACCGTGTTCGGGTGCTTGTCCATCTCCTGCATCTTGAGGATCTGGATAGGGTCCAGCTCCACGTTGTGCACGTGCTTGTGCCACAGGGCATGGGGCCGGATGCCGGTAGCCGGGTCCGGCAGCGCGAAGCGCATGATCTCGCGCTCGGCGACGATGCTGCTCTTGGCCCGCTGGGCGGCGGTGGTGCGGCTCACTTGTCGCCCCCTCGGGCCTGGTGCTCCACCAGTACCGGATCCGCCTTGGTGGCCTTGGTGGCCTGCTGGATCAGCGCCTGGGCTTTCTCGGTGGCCTCCAGCATGCGCTGGCCGAAGGCGGTCAGCGTTTCCTTGGACTCGGCATCGAGCTGCAGGCGGCCCAGGGCCTTGTCTTCGTCGTCGTCGGCCGCCTTCACCGTCATGCCCAGGTCGCCCATGGACAGGCCCAGGCGCGAGATCAGCTCAGTCAAAGGCTTGAACGCCGGGTTGCTGGTGTAGTTGTAGATGTAGCGCTTGCTGCCGTCCTCGGCCGTGTAGGTCAGCGTGACGGGGTTGCCCTCGCGGTCCAGCTCCACTTTGGGCGCCTTGATGAGCACGCCCAGGCCCAGTACCTCCTGAATGCACATCTGCAGCGTGGCCATCAGCGCCGCGTGCATGTCGGCGTGCTGGGCGGCCAACACCTTCGGGTCGCGCTGCTCGAACGCGGCGTGGTGCAGCATGAAGATCTCGGTCTGCTTCACGCAGGCCGGCTGCTGGGCGCACCAGGAGCGGTCCACATCGCAGCGTTCGCAGAACGAATACCCGCCCGCCTTCGCCGGGAAGTACTTGGCCGTGCGCGCCGCGGCACCGTGCTTCATGGCGTTGAACCGGGTGCGCAGCGCCTCATGCGGCGTAGGGTGCCCCTCCAGGTTGGCAGTGACTGCCGCCATGCCCTGGGGCGTCTTCGGCCCGGTCGAATGCTGGTGCGCCTTCAACAGCGCGCGCTCCCAGCTCGCCTGCGCCTGGTGCTCTGCGCCGCAGTGCGGGCAGTGCGCGAAATAGCGGAACGGGTGGTGCTCCTGGTCCGGAGCGTCCTCGATCAGGTCAGGCTCGCCCTCGAACGCGCGGCGGCACTCACCGCAGCGGAAATTGACGTGGGAAATTTGCGCAGACCAGTCCTTGGGCAT